CTTTTGATTGAAAGGCATATAATGAGCAGTTCCTTGAGTTTGAGCAGTCTTTTCAGGTTTACCTGCACCAGATACTTTACCTGCTACAGCACCTTTAACTTGGTTGCTTCTATTTTGAAGAGATTCACCTTTGTTATTAAAGGGAACATAACCAGATTGTGGTGATTCCTTAATTGGCTCTTCTTCTTCCTTTTCTTCTGCATCTTCTTCGCCTTCTTCTTCTTCAGCAGCTTCATCTCCCATACCATATTCGCCATCTTCTTCTGCTTCGCCTTCTTCTCCACTCATTTCTTCGTCAGCTACTACATCGCCACCTAGAACGGAAGCTAGAAGATCATGTAATTTTTGAGCGGTTTCACGATCCATGCTGATGGTAACATCTTCAGAACCAGCTTCGTCACCACCAAATCCACCTTCTTCTCCGCCACCAAGACCACCTTCTTCATCGCCACCGATTCCGAGTGCTTCTGCGTCGTTTTCCATTACTTCTTCAAATAGTTTTTCAAATAGAGATTTATTGCTCATATTTCTATTTATATCAAACAATATATTTTTTTTGAACTTTTTTTATTTTTTTCAATTTTTTTTCGATAAGTAAGGTTATGCCTATTGCACCAAAAGGAAAAAAAGAGATTTACATGAACAACCCTTCTCTGCCAACAGCAGATGCCAAGTTCGAATATACACCCGAAATGGTAAGGGAATTAAAGAAATGTAAACAGAATCTTTTACATTTCGCAGAAAACTATTTTTATATTATTAACCTAGACGAAGGTAAACAAAAAATTAAATTACATCCTTATCAGAAAAGCGCATTACGAATGATTCGTGATAATCGATTTAGTTTATTTTTGTTTAGTCGTCAGACTGGTAAGTGCCTAACAATGAACACTTTATGTAAGTTTCGGAATAAAAAAACAGGTGAAATACAGGAGTTTACGATAAAACAGCTTTTCGATATTTCCTCTATTGTATAAAAAAGGTAGGGGACTAAATATAGATGAGCTGAGAGCTTATCTATGAAATCAAATATCAAATATTGTAAAATTACTGGAAAAGAATTAGATCCCGAAACACAAAAAAGATCTGGGAATGGATTGTTTATTTCTACTGCTGTTAGGTCTTTATTCAAACAACATAATAAAGATGTAGAAAAAACCAAAGAAGCCTTGAAAGATTATTATTGGATTGAAGAAACCCGCGCATATTATCCAGATTGGAATTCTTGTGCTAGAGCTTTATCTATGTCAAATATTGCAAAAGATAAACAAAAAGAAATTTATGATAGAGATTTTTTATCCAAAACTAAATGTCAATTAGAAACATGCAATAAAATTGTTCCGTATGAAATGAGAGAGAAATCAGCATGTTGTTTAACTCATTATAATCAAGCATATGCAATTAAAACCAATAAATTTGATATATCTGATTATAATTGTGAATGTTTGGAGTGTGGAATGAAATTTGCCAATAACATTGCATTGGGAGTACATATTTCACAAAATCATTTTTCATCAGAAGATTATTATATTAAATTCCATAAAACTCCAGAAGATGGTTTTTGTAAATGGTGTAAAACCCCAACGGGTTTTAATTCAATTCAAGAAGGATATAATAAATTTTGTTACAATACTAGTTGTAATGTAAACTATTATAACAAATATGAAAATAGGCATGAATGTGGTGAAAGTATTAGTAAAGGTCAAATAGAATCACAAAACATGCCAAACCAAATAGGTTATTGGACTAAAAAAGGTTATTCCGAAGAACAAGCAAAAGCATTAGTAACTCAAAGACAAACTACTAATTCGGTAGAATCTATATTAAAACGAGAAAAATGTGATAGGAATGAAGCTATAGAAATAAGAAAAGAGATTACTAGAAAATGGTTAGAATCATTTCCGAAACAAAATTATTCAAATGTTTCACAAGAATTATTTTGGCAAATACACGAAAATATTAAAAATGATTATAAAGAAATACATTTTGCGACAATTTTAAATGGTAATAAAGTTTCAGATGGAACTAATAATGAATTTAGAATAAAAACAAATAAAACTATTAGATCATTGGACTTTTACGTAAAAGATGTAAATAAAGTAATCGAATTCAATGGATCATATTGGCATAGTAAAAATTCTAAAGACGTTAATTATTCTCCAGAACGAGATATACAAAGAAATGAAGAAGTAAAGAAAACTTTGAATTGTGATTTATTAGTTATAAATGAATTAGATTACTATAAAGATAAATCGAAAATAGTAGAAGAATGTATACAATTTATTAAAAATGGAAATTGAAAAATTCATAGAATCGCATAAAGTTGAAGATTTTGAAATATGGACTGATGAGGGATGGGTAGATATTCAGGAAGTCCATAAAACGGTAAAATTTGATGTATGGGTAGTAGAAACTGAAAATTTTGAATTAGAATGTGCCGATGAGCATATTGTAATTGGAGAAGATAGAAGAGAGATTTATGTCAAGGATTTAAAAATAGGTGATAAGATAATTACAGAGAATGGATTGGAACATGTAATTAGAGTAGAAAGATTAGATGTAGAGCCAGAACACATGTATGATCTTAGTGTAGATTCTGAAAATCACACATTTTTTTCGAATGGTATTTTGTCGCACAATTCAACGATTGCAACCATTTACATGCTTTGGACAGCAATATTTAATAATGATCAAAAGATATTATTAGTTGCAAACAAAGAAAGTACGGCAAAGGAAATCTTTCGTCGTATTCGAACAGCATATGAAGGTTTACCTAATTGGTTAAAATCACCTGTTGAATATTATGGATTAGAATCTTTGGAATTACAAAACGGATCTCGTATTGGTATAACAACAACAACGGGTACTGCGGGTCGTGGATCTTCTGCAAATCTCTTATTTGTAGACGAATGCGCCTTTATTGAAAAAAATTTACTCGAAGAATTTTGGTCTTCTGTATACCCTATTATTTCATCTTCTAAGAAGTCGAAGGTTATTATGGCATCTACGCCAAAGGATACTACGGGATTGTTTTATGAACTGTATAAAGGATCTTTAAATAAAAGTAATAACTGGGTTCACATGAAAGTCACATGGGATCAAATACCCGGAAAAGACGAAAAATGGAAAAAAGAAACGATTGCATCTCTAGGAGATGAAGCAATTTTCAGAAGAGAATTTGATTGCACTTTTGATGAAGTTGGTGAATCTGCAATTGACGGTGATTTATTCGAGAAGATGAAAAAACACACGTTTGATCCATTATACATATATGACGAAGGACACTATTTGCTGTGGGAAAATCCAAATGAGGAAAGAATATATGCTGCTGGTGTAGATGTAGCTGAAGGTATTGGTAAAGATGCTACTGTTATACAAATATTAGATATAACCAATCCACAAAGAATTAAACAAGTTGCAATTTATCATAATAATAAATTAGCACCAGTTGAATTTACCCCTAAATTAAGAGAAATATTACAACATTGGGGTGATCCATTGGTGTTAATTGAGAGAAATAACTGTGGTGGTATTGTGGTAGACAATTTAAAAAAGGATTTTAATTACGAAAATATAGTAAATTGGGGTATTGACCGTGTAGTGAATAGAAAATCTAATAAATTAGGTGTAGTATCTCACACAAACACGAAATATCATGCTGTATTGAATCAGAGATATTGGATTAATACGTGCAAATATGTACAGATAAATGATATTAATACTATATTAGAATTAAACGAATTCGTAAGAACTAAGAATGGTTCTTGGGGAGCAAGGAATGGAGAACACGATGATAGAGTGATGTCATTATGTTGGGCATTGATGATATTACACGATGATATAGTAAATGTATATTTCGAAGTAATAGACAGGGATGAAAATAACAAACCAGCTATTATTAAACCCATGGATTACGGTATAAAATATTTTGTCAATCCATCTTCTATATACACAAATGAAAAAACAGGTATAGGTGGGGATGCATTACCTATGATAATGGGTGGATTTAATCAAAATAATCCAGACTTAGATGATTTGAATAACCAAGGATGGGTTCCTTTCATGTAACTCTAAATAAAGATTATGAGTACAAACCATTACGATCAGTCATTATTAAACAAATCTAAAAAAGATAAGTTTATTTTGACTATATCTCTACCACCAGATTTAAGAGATTATAATAAAAAATTAGAAAGAGCTAATAAATTCTTTGATTTAGATTCTTTACAATTTTCGGTTTACGGATCAGTAGTACCAGAAAACACAGTACCAGCAGAAGGAATTAGATATGCGGGAAGTACTGTATTTGTATCATCACATAATAAACCAACATATGATCCGATTACAGTAAATTTTACAATTGATAACGAATTTAAAAATTATTGGGTTATTCAAAAATGGTTAAATTTAATGAGAGATGAGGAAACTGGTATTTTTAGTGGTACTACTTTACCAAAAGATAATGGATTGGGAAGGTATTCTTCGGATTTTATTTTAACCGCAAAAGATGAATTTCATAATGATGTCATTCAGTGGACATTTAAATCGGCATTTCCTATTTCGTTGGGAGAAATAAGTTATAATTATAGAGATGGAGCGGAAATAGAAACGACGTTTAAGTTTGTTTTTAGAAGAATAGAAACAATTTTATTGTAAGAATAAAAAATTTATTGATTTTTGACTAAATATCAATATGGCTAGAAGTATACAATCACCCGGCGTTGAAATCGTTGAAAAGGATTTGACGTTATCACCTATTTTACCAGCAGGTACTAACATTTTCATGACAGGTTTTGCTCCGAAAGGACCAACCGATGAAGTTCTACAGATTACTTCTGTTGAAGAACTTGAACGTGTTTATGGAACACCAACATGCCCTGTTGAACGTTATTTTTATTACGGTGCTCGTCAAGTATTAAACAGTTCAAACGGTAATCTATTCGTAAGTCGTATGCCTTACGGATCCAGCACTGGGGAAGGCTACGGAGCAACTTATGGAGCACTAGTGTATCCTGTTGTGGCTGTTAAGGAAACCAGCACTGTTGTTTATCGTAACGTTAAAACACTTGCTACGAAATACTTCAATCAACCAGAAGTTGTAGATGCTATATCATTAAATGGAACTTTAGTTGGTCGTTTAACTGAATTTCAAACCACTGGAATTTCAACTTATCAGAAATTTACACCAGCTGAATTTACTAGTTTCCAAACCGGATTCACAAATTTTTATGCAGCAAATTC